GATAGACGCAATGCAGGCGCGCGCAGTCGTCACTTCGCAGGCCAACGAAACGCAGAAAAGAGTAGCACTACAACTAGAAATCTCTTTCCGGGGAGCCAAATAAACAATCTGGCAAAGTCTGTTGGTGCCAATGTTGGCATTTATGCTAAAAATGAGACTACTTATAGTAAGGCTGAGCAAGAAGAGGAAAAGAAATTGTTTGAAGTGAACGCTTCTATCCGCGATTTGTTAGATGGTCTAGAGAAAAAAGACAGTATTTTATTGGAACAAACGAATGAAGATTAAACACAACAAAAAAAGAAACACAGCATTTGTTTTCGAATCGCTCATACGCGAGGCGACCATTTCTATAGTCAAGCAAGATAGTGAAAGAAAAAATAAAGTTTTTTCTATTATCAAGAAGCACTTCAGTCATGACAGCTTGCTTTATAAAGATTTAGAATGTTATCGCTCTCTTTACGAAGACACCGCACCTAACGAAGAGATAGCAAATAAAATCTTATTAGAGGTTAAGGCGCAAAAAAGATTGATTGACCCAGAGGGCTTGTTTAAACAACAGACTGCCCTTATTCACGATGTTAATAAAGAATTGACGCAAGAAACCTTTAATAACTTTGTACCCAACTATCGTTCTTTAGCGACGATTCAGCAGATCTTATCTATCAAAGCATCTCCTAAAGCTAGGGTTATGCTTGAGGGAGAAATTATTAAAAATATGGTTACACTCAAAGAAAACAGAGATGACATGCCAACTATCGACAATCTTACATATCGTCAGTTTGTTGACAAATTCAATGAGAAGTACGACAACAAGCTGTTGAAAGAACAAAAGGACTTGTTGACTTATTATGTAGCTTCCTTTTCAGACAATTCCTTACAGCTTAAAATATTTTTAAATGAAGAAATTGGTAGATTAAAGAAGAGATTAGAGGAAGCAAGGGAAATTTCTTATATTAAAGAAGATGACGATATGATGGCCATGGCTGGGAAAATTGTCCGCAAGCTTCAAGGCTTCTCAAAAGAAACAATTGGTGAAAATGTATTACTTACAGTTTTAAAGACTCAATCTTTAGTTCAGGAGATTTATAATGGCGATAACGATTAGGGTTGGTAACAAGGCCAATAGAAAGCTTGTTACCTTGGAGATGGATGTCCGTAAAAGCTTAAGTGGAGATCTTATGATTTTTGATCACGGCGATATCGATATTGTCTTATCGACGGCTAACAATAAAGTTACGGCATTTCCAAAAGAAGCTTTAAGCGATTATGTTTATGGAGCACAAAACAGGTTATTCACTTTTCTTAAGAACCGAGGAGTAATTGTCCCAGAATCAATTCGTGCTGGTTCTTTTTATGGAACCTTTGAAGCTACAATGCAGTCGCCAATTAACGAAGATGTTAGCGCAGCAAAGATGACACTGGTAAATATTTCAGAGTTTATTGATGAAGAGCGCCCTTATTTTGAGGCAATGGAAGCATACGTTGCCGAGACTGAATCAGAGTATGTTGATCCGGATAAAGAGAAGTCAACAGAACTTGGTGAAGTCCCACAGGCTGCAGAGAAAGGCTCTATGAGATATGTTAGAGATACATCGGCACACTATCTTTATACAATGTGATAAATATGGCTAATTTAATATATTTTGTTCTTGTTGCGTATGGTCTAACGCAAATATTGGTGTTCTCAGATATGCCAATATTAAAAAAACTAAGACCGAAAAAAGAGTCTTACCATGGTTATGGTAAGATTTTTCATTGTCCGATGTGTTGCGGGTTTCACGTTGGTTGGTTTTTAGTGTTACTTTCTCCGTGGACAGAACTATTTACCTGTGATGTGACATTTATAAATATGTTTCTTTTCGGTTGCCTGTCATCTGGAACGTCTTATATTCTTAATATGGTATTTGGAGACTCTGGAATCCAGTATTCCCAAAACATACAAGCAATTAAGCCAAAGCTTTTAAAGGAAAAACAAAATGCATAGATGGATGCTACAACCTGTACGTCGCTGCAAGAACGGCTGCTGACTCGCGCCGGTAGCGCCGGCAAATAAATTTTTAACAAAAAAGGAATATAAAGAAATGAAAATTTCAAAAGAAACACTTAGAAGGATTATCAAAGAGGAAGTCGCTAGGACTTTGAATGAAGGCAAAGATGTCTTGAGCGTGCATATGGCAATAGGAAAGGCTATTCCAGGTTCCAGTGACGGGGCTGTGGTTGTAGTAAATAAAAAATATACCGGTAGAGATGGCAAGGAATATGTTAGATATTCGATATATCACCCCAGCGTACCTGTCTCTTTAAAAGGAGAAAAATTCGAGAGTGCCTTTAATGCTGTGGAGCGCGGATATGCGGATCTTTTAGATAGCGGTATGTCCGGAGAGAGATACGTCATATCCGTTGCCGATTTTGAAGCAAATTCTAAAAAAATGACTCACACAGGAAACATGACGACGATGAGTTGAAACAAACTTGAGGAACAACAATGAGTAAAAAACTATTAAGAGAATTTTATGCGTTATGTGAAGGCGGTGTCTGTAAAGATCTGCTGACAGAAGACGAGAAGCGGTTTATCAAAGAGGGTGGAATGATCCTTTCTGGCTGCATGCAGAAGTCCGATACACAGAACGGTAATGGAAGGGTTTATCCGCATCCTATTCTCGAAAGGGAAATGAAGAACTATCAGAAATTAGTTAAAGAAAAGCGCGCTTTAGGCGAGTTGGATCATCCAGATGATTCAGTTATTAATTTAAAGAACGCTTCTCATATGATTACTGAGGTGTGGTGGGATGGCAATAGTGTTATGGGCAAGGCGCAAGTCCTTGATACTCCGTCTGGCAAGATTCTTCGTTCTTTAGTTGACAGTGGTGTTACTCTTGGGATATCTTCTCGGGGTATGGGTTCTGTCAACGAATCAAATGGGCAAACTGTAGTTGAAGATGATTTTCAGTTGATTTGCTTTGACTTCGTTTCAGAGCCATCGACACCGGGTGCCTTCATGATGAAGGAAGCCAAAGATTATAATAATAAAGTTTTTACAAAAGCGGATAGAGTTAATCGTCTGTTGAATGAGGTTTTAGATGAAGAAAAATGATTTAAAAAGAATGTTGAAGCCTCTTATTAAAGAGTGCGTTAAAGAGATGATTCTCGAAGAGGGTCTTCTTACAAACATCGTATCAGAGGTAGCAGCCGGTATGCAAGGAAATCTTGTGACCGAGACTAGACAAACTCAATCGAAACAAGAGCATATTGTAGACGAGAATCACAATATGAAAAGAAAGTCTAGTGATACACGCAAAAAATTAAGCGAACACCGCAAGCGTTTAATGGACTCTATCGGCAAAGATGCCTATGGCGGAGTTGATATATTTGAAAATATTGACCCTGTGAAATCACAATCGCCATCAGCCGCCGGAGCGGTAGATTTAGGTGATCCTAGAGATTCAGGCGTGGATATTAATTCGATATTAGGAAACGCATCACATATTTGGAAGGCAATGAAATGAGTAAAAAATATTCAAACGTCACTGTAAAATTAAGACAGTGTGGCGGAAACGTAGAGAAAATGATTCGAAGATTTATAAAGAAAACTAAGAAAGAGAGAATCATGGAAGAACTTAGAGACAGAAGATATTATAAGAAACCATCTGAATTGCGACGAGAAAAACGACGTAAGTCCGATCGGTTAAAAGCAAAAGAACTTAGAAAACAAGAAGCCGCTGCAGAAAAGCGGAGAAGAAACAATAAGTAACTATTTAATGTAAACGAGGGAGAAACAATGGGTACATATAAAGCATCTAGTTGGGGAAGAACCAGAGGTCCAAAAAATCTGGGTGGATCAAACGGCACCGCCGTTGTCGTAGCCGCCAATACCAATGATCTTGTGGGGATTACAGCAACTACAGTCGGCTACGCGACTGAAAACCAAAGATATCTTCATGTTTTGGTGGAGGATGCTACCACATCCGATGACCCCGCTGCTGTCACTATTTATGGGTATTGCCACGCATTCCAACGTTGGTTTGAAATACCAGAGTCCGAGGCCGGCGGCGAGGGGCAAAATACTGCAAACGATCCTGCTTCAATTGACATTAGTAATATTGCGCGCACACCAGCCAACCAAGTCCCAGGTGATAGAGAATATCGACGATATGAGATAGTAGGAATAGACAAGGTGTATTTTGTTAATGGTACCCCAGCAGAGGTTAACGTTTTTGCCGCATGCAGCACTTTTTAAAAGGAAATAGTTAATGGCTAATTTTAACTGGACATTTGTTAATACTGAAGGTGTGGTGGCGGTTAATTCCATCTCTGCTTCGAGTTTTGTTTCCGCTTCGGAATTTCATGGTGACGGATCGGGTCTTACAAATATCACCGCTAGCGCGGCAATCATAGCAGAAGGGCCGGAATTTTCCATACAATTTAGAAGAAACACTCCGGTTTCCGGCGATATATCTGGTTCGGATAACTTTACATTTAATTCCGACCAATCCACTTTAACATTAACCGGTACGCTGGTTGTATCTGGCAATATTTCTGCTAGTAGTTATACCGTTAGCACAATTCAAAGGATCTATTCTAGTGGTTCTACTGATTTTGGTGATAGTAACGATGATCAACACGTTCGTACAGGAAGTTTTATTGTTGCTTCAGCTAGCGCAGATGGCGCAGCAACCGCTACAACAGTTTTTAGTGCCTCAGTAAGCAGTACACCGGGTGCAAGCTTCATTTATGCCTCAAAATTGGGTGTTGGGGTTTCGAATCCAACGATGACCTTAACGGTTGTAGGGGAAATATCGGGTTCACAAGGCGTCACAGGCTCTTCTTTAAATACTTATAATACCGTCATTAATGCCACGCACGTTTCTAGTTCATTAAATATCTCTGGTGCTGCTTTTTATGGTGCCGGCACAGGATTGACAAATATAAAAGCAGCGGGATCCGACAGTAATATTCAATTCAATAGCGCTGGTTCAATCAGTGCTAGCAGCAATTTGCAATGGCTGAACGGTCCAAGTATAGTTAAAGTAATAGGACAAATATCTGCTTCATTGGGTATAACTGGCTCCACAGCAATATTTACAGAATTAACTGCTAGTAGAATTTCTGGCGGTTCTCCAATCACAATTTCTGGTGACACCGTAACACTAGTGGCGAATGGCACTACAGCCGGTGTTTTTGCCTCTAATCATTTTTCTAGCTCATTAAATATCTCTGGTGCTGCTTTTTTCGGCGATGGTGCTAAATTAACGGGCATGTCCCCTATTACAACTTATAGTAATGTTGCTGATAATAGAATATTGACCGCTGTTAATAGCAGTACGATCACCGGAGAGTCCAATTTAACTTTTGATGGCACCGATTTTACAGTTATATCTACGACTTCGGGGAAACCTAGAATAGTAATTCAAAATGAAAATATAGATGATCAGCCAGGAAAGCTAATATTTCACAAAACCAGTTCTTCTCCTGCAGAAGACGACATGATCGGTCGAGTGGAATTCTTGTCATATGATGCCGCCGGAAACCCAACAACCTATGCACGGTTTTCGGGCGATATCAAAAAGTCTGGATCCGGTGGAGAAAGAGGAAGAATAAAATTTGAAGTTGCTGAGTACGATGGCACATTAACAGAAGCACTGACACTTCAAGGCGATAGTGCTGATGGAACGGTTTCTGTTACTGTGGCTAATGGTACGTTAAACCTTCCAAATGGCGATATCCACTTACATGATGATAGAAAGGTTATCTTCGGTAATGCTTCTGATGCCTCTATAGAATACGATGGGAACGGAAGAAGCACACTGATTATATCTGGCTCTCAAGGGGGAGTTGAAATATCTGGCAGTGGCGTTCTTTTCGACCCGGGAACAGTTGTCAGTGGTGCCATTGGAGGTCCAGGCAGCTATCTAGGGATCAATACAAACGGTAAGTTAGTTTTGACTGCTTCTTCGGGAGGCGGAACGCCCGGTGGTTCTGACACTCAAGTGCAATATAATAATGGTGGCGCTTTTGGTGGTGTCGCTAGTCTTACTTTTGATGACAGTGGCGGCCACTTAACAGTTATTGATAATAAGAAACTCATCTTTGGTACCAACTCAGACTCTAGCATCGAATATGATGAAGACGGAAGAAACACCCTGATAATCTCTGGCTCCCAAGGCGGTATCGAGATATCAGGAAGCTCTGTACTCTTTGATCCGGCCACAGTTGCTAGTGGGTCGATTGGTGGCCCCGGCAGTTATGTTGGCATTAATTCAGACGGCAAGTTAGTTTTGACCGCATCTTCGGGAGGAGGTACCCCCGGGGGATCTGATACACAGATACAATACAATAATGGCGGAGCCTTCGGTGGTGTAGCCTCATTAACCTTTAACGACAGTAGCGGCGATCTAACCGTTATCGACGATGAGAAGCTGTTCTTTGGTACAGATTCAGATGCTCACATAGAGTATGATGAAGATGGAGATAATCAACTAATAATCTCTGGCTCTATTTCCGGAATTGCGGTGTTGAGTGATAATGTGATTTTTAAAACAGCACAGTCAACTCGTCCCAGAATATATATTCAGAACGAAAACGCTGATCAACATCCCGGTCAATTAATATTTAATAAAACTAGTTCGTCGCCAACGGAAGATGATACTATTGGTCGTATTGTGTTTTCTTCTCATGATGCTGCTGGCAATGCAACAGTATATGGCCAGATTGATGGCGAAATTAAAAAATCAACCTCTGGTGGAGAACGGGGAAGAATTAAATTTACAATTGCCGAATATGATGGAACAGCAACAGAAGCATTTACCCTTCAAGGTGATGCCGCTGATGGCTCGGTTTCTGTCACTGTGGCTAATGGTACGCTGAATGTTCCAAACGGCAATATTCATCTATATGACGATAGAAAGATTGTTTTTGGCAATGGATCTGACTCCTCTATAGAATACGACGAAAACGGTCGAAATACTTTAATAATCTCAGGCTCACAAGGCGGCATCGAAATTTCAGGTAGTGGCATACTGTTTGATCCGGTCACGATTGCTAGTGGCGCAATAGGTGGTCCTGGCAGCTATGTGGGCATGAACTCAGATGGCAAATTAGTGCTCACTGCATCATCTGGTGGTGGCGACATTACCGGCGATAATAATACGTTTAGTGGCGTAAATACTTTCTCTGGTCAATTGACAGCATCTGCTGGCATTAATATCGCCGGCGGGATCTCGCTAGCAACATCGGTCAAGACTGCAAACTTCACAGCCGCCAACAATGAATATTTGCTCTTCTGTGACTTGACCGGTGCCGTTATAACTGGAACGCTGCCCCTAGCAGCCGCTGCCGGCGCTGGAAAGTCTTATATTTTTAAAGATGTCAGTGGCTCAGCGTCATCATTTAACTTAGTAATTTCCGGTTCAGCGAATGAGACTATCGATGGTGCAAGCTTAGTGAAGATAACTTCCAATTCAGGCTCTGTAACCTGTGTAAGCAATGGGATTAATTGGTTTATTATAGGGACTAGCTAATGATTAATAATAAACAAGGCTCAGAATTATATTATACAGAAGGTGTTGCTTATTTAAGGGCAGAATCAGAACCTCTTATATTGAATGTTGACAATGCTATGTATCTTTCGGGTGGTGTCGCTGATGATGCTACAGTAAGTTTTGCGCAAAGTGCATCGACCGATGGCTCAGGTAATCAATATATTAAAATAACCATCGGTGCATCAACATCAACAGCTACTACCTCGATAGATGAGTGCGCAAATTATTTATTTTGGGATACAGGATTTAAAGGCTATCACGCGCCAAGCATTGCCCTAGATATGGATTGTTCTGGCGCTTTAGAATCCGATCTGGTAACTGCGACAAATTCCGGTGGGCCGCTTGTTGTTTTTGGTTGGTGTTGGGCGGCTGCCGGCTCAGCCCCAATGATGTATGGTAAGAGCGGCCGCGACTCTAGTGATGTGGTAAATACTGGGCTAGCCTGGAAAATGGGTAATGGTTCGAACGAATCAGTGGAGACTGATCTAGAACATGGAAATACAAATTTGGGCTTTGCTAGTACAAATGCAAATCGCGGAACTGACGATGGATGTCGTGGTTTTCGAAATAAAATAATTGCAAATTCTCTCATCTTCGACAATGAAGGAATCCCAGACGTACACTATTATTATGCAGCGTCTCTGTCGAACACTCCCGGTACAGATTGCGGCGGTGAAAATCTTCAGGAGAAGAGTAAAAATACTAAAGATGCAATACCGCTAAATCACAAATTGTATGTCTTTCTTGCTGCCGGAAATTTCGCTACCGGGGGTGATGCATGCACATTTGCTGGTATATTTAGAGCGAGGATTAAATAAAATGAAGTTAATTCGTTCCGGCTCTACAATTATCGCGACTGCCCCACAACAGAGCGGGAGCTTAGTTTGGCCTATAGGTATTCACAACGGTCGTCTTTTACATTTGATGGATTCTCATCTTTCTGGAAATGACCAGTTTGACATAGTTACAAACAATCAAGATGGCGCAGAATGGACGCAAATTGGTGAACAAATACAAGTGGCCTCAACTGCCTCCACCAACAGTCAACTTACCAACTATTTGGCCACACATATATCTTATAGATTTTGGGATACAGGCGTCAAAGTTAAAGAAAATCCCGCTTGCACTATAGAGTTTACTACAAAGGCAGGCGCAGTACCATATGGAAATTATGGTGGCACCACGCTATACCAGACAATGGGCTTTGTCACAGCACCAGAAGGCACCATAGCCAGCATAAACCTTAGAGATGCCGGAAATACAGCAAATAATGGGGTTAGCTGGGGTTGTTCTCGTTGGTCTACAATGAGGTGGAATGTCGATGCCGGCTATGATATGCAAGTTGCTCTCCGGCAAGGTGGTGCGACTGTTAGTAGCTTTTCGGGCGATTATTTATCCAAACATACCGATCCAACAAGTTTTCGTTACACTTTTAGACACACAGAGATGGTACACACTAGATTAGATGGCGATTTTAGATTTACAAATGGGTTTATAACAGTTAATTATCCCGGAACTGATGGTGATGGTGATTATTCGGCCGTCAAAACAATTGCAACAGATTCGACAGTTGGTGCCAGTGGCGATTTGGGAGATCATCATATTTATGTTTTTGTTGCTGTTGGAAGAAAAGCCGCAGGCGGAGATGTACAAACAATTAAAGGCAAATATACAGTATGGGTAAAATAAATTATGATAGTTGAACTTAAAATTAATTTTGTGAAAATTTTTGGTATTGGAACAATAGCAGGAGGTGATGGAACCTTGCAACGTTTTTTGTCGCAGACTGATGCTGGTGATGGAAGAATTGAAATTGACGGACAAGAAAAAACTTTGTCAGAGGCAGAAACTTTATTATCGTCACACTTGTCAACAGATATTACAGATCTTATAAAATATACCGGCTTGGAAACCTACTCTGATCCGTCGCAGCCCGATTGCTTTAACTTAGAGATTGCTCTCTCTTAGTTCCTTTTGTTGTTTACAATACTATTTATTTTGTGATTTAGGAGAAATTTATGTCAAGCTTACTTAAAGAAGCGATTATTGATGCAAAAGCCTTAAGAGAGGCTGCATTAAAAAATGCTGAACATGCCGTTATTAATAAATATTCTAACGAAGTTCGTAATACTTTGAATACTTTATTGGAACAGGAGGAAGATCTTCTTGGCAATTTAGACATGCCTGAAGAGACGCCTGAAGATCCAGCAGGGAATATTGATGCCCCCAGTGCAGACGAAGCCTTTGATGAAGACATAGAAGAAATACCATATGCCGCACAAAATGGCTTAAATTCCTTGAAGGGCAGTGGCAACTTGGCAAATTCCCCAACAGATGGCATGCCCGCAACAGTTACGTTGGATTTGGGCGCTTTACAAGAACATATTCAGAAGCTTGCTGAAGAGGATGAAGAAGAGCTTTACGAAATAGTAGAGGGTGAAGAAGAGCTTTACGAAATAGTAGAGAATGAAGAAGACAATCTTCAAGAAGCCGATGAAGACCCACAGGGTTCCGGCGAAATGGCTGGTGCCGATGATAGTGCCGGCGAAGGCGAATCTGCCGCTGCACAAGCTGCCGCTGCTGGTGAGCAGGATGAGGCTGCAATGAAAGGCATGGAAGAGGAAATCGACCTAGATTCTCTCACTGACGCTATTTTTGAAAAGCTTAGTGTTGATATGGGCGCAGATTTATCTGGCTGGGCAGGCAGATCCTCCGATAGCATGAAGCTTGAAATGGAAAAAGAGCTAGCACACCGCAGATCTACCGATATGGCGGAAGAATTAGAAGATTTAAAGAAGGCACAGGAAGAGCTTGTTTTTGAGAACAAGAACCTCACCGGTGAACTTCAGAAGTATAAAAAAGTTATTGGCGAACTAAAGGAAGGTTTTAGTGATATTAACCTTTCTAACGCTCGTCTACTGTATACCAATCGTGTATTAAGAGATACCTCCTTGAATGAGCGACAAAAAAATAAAATTGTCGAAGCTATTTCAAAGTCTGATTCGGTAAACGAAGCAAGAACGATATACAATACGCTTCAAAGCACAGTGCAGTCCACACATAGTCGTGGGCCAAAATCACTGAGCGAGGCCATTAATCGTCCTTCTTCACTTATTCGTGCGACTCGTAAAGAGTCCAAAAAGCCAAATGATGTATTCGCAGAGCGAATGAAGCAATTGGCAGGCATTAAATAACATTATTTAGGAGGTATTAAAATGTCTAGTATAATTGAAAGGTTATCCGAAGGGGTAATTAAGCGTGATATGAAGGCCGAAGGAACCGCACTTCTTAACAAGTGGCAGCGTACCGGTCTTCTCGAAGGTCTTACTGATGACCGCAAGCGCAACACCATGGCGCGCCTTTTGGAGAATCAAGCTAAAGAACTTCTCCGTGAGTCTTCCAGCATGAGCGCTGGTGACGTTGAAGGTTTCGCAAGTGTTGCTTTCCCAATTGTCCGTCGTGTTTTCGCCGGCCTTATCGCTAATGATCTTGTTAGCGTCCAACCAATGAGTTTGCCATCCGGCCTCATTTTCTTCCTTGATTTCGTGTACTCACCAGATCTTGGCGCAACCGGCGCTGGTTCCATGACTAACCGAATGGGTAATCCAAATTCTAAGTCCATTTATGGTACTGATGAAGTTGCTAGCGAAGTGACTGCTGGTGTCGATCTGGTCGGTACTTTCGCAGAGGACTTTGGTGGTCCTCGTACCGCTGGTGCTCGTGGTTATGCATATGCATCTCCAACAGGCTCCATGGCTCAGGCGACCACCGGTCTTGCCAATGCTGCTGTTTCTGCTTTGGTTAAGCTTGACGGTGGCGCTAACATGACCAACGATCAGAAATCACTCATTGACTACGATCCTGACTTGTTGGATCTGACCGTTCATGGCCTTATTGTTCTTGACATTAAAACGGCTACATGTTTTGCTGAAGCTGACTATGATAATATGGCTGCTTTTGTTCTTCAGGACATCATGGATCAGGCTGATACAATCGGACTTCGCGGCGAACTGAATAATGCATCCGGTATTGGTACCATCACCGCTATCTCCAACATGCGTCAAGTTCGTCGCTTGACACGATTGGTTTCTAGCGATACTCGTGGCGCACCATATCAGTCCGGTTTGACTAGTCAAGCTGAAGCTGTTCGCTTCTTCATCGTCATCGATGAGCCAGCACAGCTTACCGAATCCACAACACCTGTTGCACTCGGTGTGACGTTGGATGCTGGAACCGCTCAGTTCCCACTTCGCGACAATTTTGACGCTGGTGGAGCAACCGGTGCTGTCGTCGGTGCTGCAACATGGGGCCTTGAAGGTAATGAGCACATTCCAGAGATCGACATCAAGGTGGACAGCATTGCTGTTACCGCTCAGACCAAAAAGCTCAAGGCTAAGTGGACTCCAGAGTTAGGACAAGATCTTAACGCTTACCACAACCTTGATGCAGAGGTCGAGTTGACAGGCATTCTCTCTGAGCAAATTGCTCTTGAGATTGATCGCGAGATCATTGCCGACCTTGTTAGTGGTGCTAAAGCCGCAACTTACTACTGGTCACGTTCACCTGGACTTTTCGTGAATCGGACTACCGGCGTTGAGCTTGGTGCTGAGCAGGCTGCGCCAGACTTCACTGGTACTGTTTCTGAGTGGTATGAGACTCTTGTTGAGACAGTCAACGATGTTTCCGCTCAGATTCACCGGAAGACCCTTCGCGGTGGCGCAAACTTCTTAGTTTGCTCTCCTGAAGTTGCCAACATCCTTGAGTTCACTGCTGGTTTCCGCGCTAGCGTTACTGCAGACTCTGAGACTGGCACTGTCGGTGCTGTTAAGATTGGTGCGCTTTCCAAGAAGTTCGACGTTATCGTCGATCCATACTTCTTGCGCAACGTCATTCTTGTTGGTCGTAGAGGAAATTCTTTCCTTGAGTCTGGCTATGTCTATGCTCCATACGTCCCACTCCAGACGACTCCAACCATCTTTGGACCTGAAGACTTCGTGCCTCGCAAGGGCGTGATGACTCGCTATGCCAAGAAGATGGTTCGTCCAGATATGTATGGCCTTGTCATTGTTCGCGGGCTGCTTGGTGAAGAGTACTCTTCCTAATAGTTTAAGCTAATTAATCGATAACTGCCCCCCTCACTTTAATGAGGGGGGCTTTTCTATATTTACATACTATTTATTTATGACTTGAAATGTTCTCCTCTGGACGAGGCCACTGTCCTTAGAAAGATCTTATTCCGAGGTGGCTGGAATAAAATCATTGAATAAATCGGGTTATTGCAATAACAAAATAAGGAGAAAATGTTATGGGAAGAAGAATAGCAAGAGGAAGGGTCCAAACACTAACTAAGATTGGTGTCCCGCTTACAAAAACCTCAGCAAAGGGAATTGATTTCAACGTTGGCGAAGCAATTAAGATTAGTAACGGACGAGAGATTATCTCAGAGTATGTGATTGATTTGGCTGCATCCGGTACCCCAGCATATGCTTTTGGTACCGCTGGTGTTCCAGCATCTAAGACCGGTGTTAGAACCATTGGTCAGAGTTCATCTGCAGAGCCTCATAAGGGTGCCGAAGTATTGGTTGTTAACGCAACTGGCAGCGCCAAAGATGGAAACGGTATCATTACATCAGGTGAATTAATTTGCGTTGAAGCTGTGCTGCCTGTGGCTGCGTCAGCCATTGGTGTCTGGTATGGATCAACCACTACTGGTAGTGATGAAAATTTCCTTCTTGGAACTGTTGGCCAATTGGTCGTTCCTCAATCTCAATCAGTTGGTCGAGATGGGACATTTGACGTTGATACGGACCTTGATAACATGTTTATTTATCTGGTTCACTCAGGTGCCCATGGCGGCGTCAACGGTGCTGCCTACACATCAGGTAAGTTTATTCTTAGACTGTATGGTTTCGAGAAATTTAATGATGTTGTGAGCGGTTCGCTTACCAATACACTGACGTAGGGGGTATAATAAATGAGTAATTCATACAGAGCAGTTAAAAAGGCTAGGCGTCAAGCTGCAGAACAAAATATAGTGAAAGCTGTACCAGTTCCTAAAACAAAAAAAGAGGTAATTAAGCCTCGTCGCAAGCCAATAAAAAACCCGAGTGCCGAGTAAAACAATAAAGCACTCATTTATTGACTCCCCATCTTCTAGGTGGGGAGTTTTTTTATTTATAAGTTACGAAACTGGCGATGAGGCACTATTTATAACAAACGGAGGATATTAAGTCATGGCAGTTACAGTCAGCAATCAAAGCAACCCGCTCGCCACCAAATTGGTTCAGGATACATCGTGCTCAAATACGGCTGTTGATAATGCAACAGGCGCATCCGGTACCTTGTATATGGTGGAAATTGATAATACAGGTCTTGCGGCCACCGTCTACTTTAAGCTTGCCGATGCCACTAGTGCTACGGCTGGAACAACTGCTGCCTCAATGGTTTTCATGTGTCCCGCATCTGTAAAGCGAAGCTTCGCATTCCCAGAGGGCATCGTTTTCTCGGCTGGCTTTAGTCACTGGTGTGTAACGGCTGCTGCTGAAGCTAGCACAGCGGGGCCTGCGACCCCTCCTACTGTTCGTTATGTCACTAGCTAATATCTAATTTATAATCTGCTTAACCCAAGCATAATCTACATATAGGAATCCTTGTCAATGCCAGAAATTACCCCGGTATCACAAACAAGCACAGTTATTTTAACCTCCACTGGAACAGCAGCAGATGTGGCTGCAGCAGTGCCATATGGCATGTATACAGGATCGTTAGAATTCTTAACCGGTGCCTCTACCCAAGTTAACTATGTTTACAAAAAACTTGGTGGAGATGTCGTCGATATTGAATTGACTCCTTCGAATGTATACGCGGCTTACGAAGAAGCAGTGCTAGAATATTCTTACATTGTTAATCTGCATCAAAGTGAAAATATATTATCAGACGTTTTGGGGCAAACAACCGGTACCTTTGATCACAAAGGTGAAAGAATAACTGGACCTGAAAATGTTAATTTGGCATTTCCAAGGTTTCAGTTTCAATATGCTAGAAGAATCGGGGATGCTGTTGCAACTGCTGCAGGATTCGGCGGAACAACGCCTATTTACTCCGCCTCTTTCGCGCCAACTGTTAATAAGCAAGATTATGATCTCCAGACTATTATTTCTGGTGCTTCACACACAGGTTTAGATGATGGTGGTACCGCTGTTGATTATGCCGACGCAGTAGGAAACAAAAGAGTAATTATAACCAGAGTGTTTTATAAGTCTCCCAGGGCAATGTGGCGTTTTTATGGATATTATGGTGGAGTGGGAGTCGTTGGCAACTATTCAACGTATGGCCAATTCGCAGATGATTCTACCTTTGAGGTTATTCCAACATGGCAGAATAAATTACAAGCAATAATGTACGAGGATTCAATTTATACAAGAACTTCACACTATTCTTATGAGATAAGAGACAATATGTTGCGACTATTTCCAACTCCTGGGAATTACGGCTTTGATGGGGTGCAAGATCGTATTTGGCTGCAATTTTATGTTGATCAAGGAGATGCCTGGGAGTCTAATGCGAGATATGATGACGGAGTTAAAGGCATCAATAACTTTAACACGCTACCGTTCGATAATTTACCATATGAGAATATCAATGCCATTGGTAAACAGTGGATTCGCAAATTTGCACTAGCGTTATGCAAGGAAATGCTAGGTCAAATTCGTGGCAAGTTTACAACAATGCCAATTCCTGGCGAGAGTGTGACCTTGAACCACTCAGAGTTGTTATCGCAGGCCAAAGAAGAGCAACAGGCCCTTAAAGATAAATTAATGGAGATTATCGACAGAATCAATTATAAGGAGTTGGCTAAAATCGATGCAGAAGTTACAGAAGCCGCAGCGCAGGCTCTCAAGCAGTCGCCTTTACCAATATTTGTAGGATAATACAATAAATGCCAAAAAATAAATGGAATAGACCCGACGCTCCTCCTCCTCCTTTATTTTTAGGGAAGAAAGAGCGAGATTTAGTAAAACAAGTCAACGACGAATTAATAGAAAAGATAATAGGTCAGCAAATTGTCTATTATTCCATTGATTTAGAGACAACAAATTTTCATCCTCTTTACGGAGAAGCCATAGAAAAAACTTTCTTATCTCCAGTTCGCGTTTATGCCCTTGTAGAATATACAAACTACTCTACCGAGTATATGGAAGGCGCAGGTATTGATAAGATTTGGGAAATTAATGTGCATTTCCACAAAAGAAGATTAGAAGAAGACCAAAATATGTATGTCCGCGAAGGCGATTTTGTCCTATATAATGGTAATTATCATGAGATAGTCAGTTTATCTCAACCCACATTACTATTTGGCCAAGAGGATCAAGAGTTTGAAATAGTCGCTAGATGTAGAAGAGCAAGAAAGGGGATGTTTGATGCTACCTGATAATTTTGATTTTGCAATGTTGCCTCCCGGTACTGATTTTAAACTTTCTGAGATTGGGATGCTCGCGTCTAGTATTGAAACTATCGATTACTCCATCGTAGAATGGCTCAAGGAGGATTTAGATTTAAGTGCTAGGACCAATGAGGGGTGGACAAAAGTTCCGGTCTTGTGGCAAGCCCCAGAGCGTGCATTTCAGATAAAAAACGACAAGGATCTCAGAGATTCTGATGGCGCTTTTAAGTTGCCCCTGATCAGTATCGAAAGAACCAATATAATAAAAGATCCTACAAGAAAAGGATCATTTCAGGCACATTTGTTCTCCTCAAAGAAAAATGGTCGGTCTGGCCGCATGGTATTGGCTAAAAAAATAGTTCAAGACAAGACAAGGAACTTTGCTGTAGTCGGAAACACACGACGTTCTAATTTTACTTCAGGAGAAAGCCAACGCCATTTTCCGAGAGTTAACAAAAAAATAGTCATACAAACTTTGACTATACCGATACCTGTCTATATTAATGTGGAATATAAGATTTTAATTAAAACTGAGTACCAGCAGCAAATGAATGATATCGTCACCCCCTTTATCGCGAGAACTGGGCAAATAAATTCCTTTATTTTGCGAAGAGATGGCCATAAATATGAAGCTTTTATCGATCAGGGCTTTGGCCAGAACAATAATTCATCGAATCTTAATGAAGACAGTCGTATGTATACAACAGAAATTTCTGTAAGGGTTTTGGGTTATTTAATTGGAGAAGGCGAGAATGACGATCGGCAAATAGTCAAAGTTGATGAAAATTTTGTTGAAATAACCTTTCCGATGGAAGGAATCGTTAAAGAAGATGAAGAAGGGTTCTTTAATATCACTTCCTGAATTGAAAAAATACCTTTCGTGTACCAAACAACTATTTAAATATGATTATTAAGCAACAAATATGTTGTATACAAGGAGCCTTGAATAATGTCAGTCAGTGATTTCAAATTTGTTTCCCCTGGAGTTTTCGTTAATGAAATCGATAATTCCTTCCTCCCGCGTCAAGCCGATACTATCGGGCCTGTCGTCATTGGCCGCGCCACACGCGGGCTAGCAATGCAGCCGATAAATGTGCAATCTTATTCAGAGTTTGTAGAAATGTTTGGTGATACTGTGCCCGGAAACGGTGGCGGAGATATCTATCGCGAGGGCAATTATCAGTCTCCAATGTATGGAACTTACGCATCCAAGGCGTTCCTGAGATCAAATGTCGCGCCATTGACGTATATCCGTCTTTTAGGGCAGCAAACCTCTGTTGGCTCTGCGGCAGGTGGTGCTGCAGCAGCAGGCTGGAGATCTGTGACCAGTACTGGTACTGCTACTAATCCAGTTCGCGGCGTAACTGCTGGTGGCGCATTTGGCCTTTGGATTGCGAAATCCTCTTCTAGCGGAAACCTCGTTGCTGGAACCCGCCTTCCTGCGGGGCCTGCGCATGAGCTTGATCGCACTGGCGCTGCTCAATTAGCAGCTATTATATATGTTGGCTCTGGTTCTGCGGGACTTTCTGGCTCTTTAGCGGGGAGCCGAACGCTCTCGTTCGGCACGGGCGACCAAGTAAAAGGCACCTCTGTTCTTGTTGAGAGCGATACCAGTGGAAGATTTGCGATCCTTATAAGTGGTGCTGTCAATGGCGAAAAGAAATTTTTAATTGGCATGGATGAAGATTCTGATGAATATTATATAAGAAAGGTTCTTAATACGAACCCACAATTGATTTCTCCACAAGGTAGTTTTTTCCCATCAGACTCATATGAGGATTATTGGCTTGGAGAGACTTTTGAGCAAGAAGCTCGTGATGCTGTATTAACTTCCGGCAGGCTTGTTGGCTTTATGCTCCCCATCGCTAGCGGATCTGCAACCACTCTCGGCCCACACAATATGAAATCGACACCTTCTCAAGAGGCAATCGCGGGATGGTTTATTGGCCAAGATCTTGGTTCAAGTAACAGTTTTAATCCCTATTCTACCACTAAAAAATTATTTAGATTGATTGGTCGGGGACATGGCTCTTGGTTACATAAAAATGCCAAAGTGTCTATCGCTAATATTAAGCAAACAACTACAACTACAAACGAATATGGTTCCTTCTCGGTTATTATTCGTAAAATTACAGACACTGATTCGGCTGTAGAAGTATTGGAAAGATTTGATAATTGTAACTTGGATCCATCATCGCCAAATTATGTTGCAAAATTAATTGGCGACAAATATCAAGAATGGGATACCACAAAGAAGGCATTGAAGGAATACGGAGATTATGATAATCGTTCTAAATATATCAGAATTGATATGAATGCAGATGTCGAAGCCGGCGCAACAGACCCAGTCCTCTTACCATTCGGATATTATGGTCCTCCAAAGTTTAAAGACATCGAAATATACGAAACGGGTCCAGCCAGCCAGCCGAATAAATTTGAAATGGCTGTCTCCGCATCATTTCTTAGAGTTGGAACCGGTTCCGCCATGCCGGGGACAGGAAGTGCCATGGCCGGTGATGGCCACGGTGCAGTTGGGCACACTTTGTTAATATCCTCGTCATACGGTATATCATTGTCTTGCTCAATTAATTTCCCATCGGCTAGATTGCGCTATAAGGGAACCGATAATGTTATGTCCGACCAGACTAAAGCATACTTTGGTATCGATACAACTAGGCAAACAACCGCTACCACCCCACAAGCTGGAATATTTGATACACACAGATTGCTTTATGCAGGATTGGGCAACACAAACAACGTGCCATCTGATCCAACATCAACAGCGATTACAGGAATAAGTGGCTATTCTTACATATTCACGATGGATAATTTGACCATTACCGGCAGCACTTATACTTATCTCTCTGCCTCTAGAACTTCAAATGAAAGTGTTTCCGCAGTCAGCGGCTATACTGCACTTCTCGACGCAGATATCAATAAGTTTACTGCTCCATTCTGGGGTGGATTCGATGGATTTGATATAACAAAACCAGATCCGCTATATAACGGAGTCATGACCTCCACTAGCACAGAAGATGATAGTTACGCTTTCCACACATATACAAGGGCGATTCAAACTGTTTCGGATCCGGAATATATTAATATGAACTTGTTATCCATTCCTGGCTTGACGAATACGGCATTAACTTCTCTCATGATTGAAACCTGCGCAGAAAGAGCAGATGCTCTGGCATTAATTGATCTTCCGGATGTTTATAGACCTTCTCACGAACAATATTATGCTGACAAAACTAGTAGAATTGGAACAACTCCAATTGCAGCGGCAAATGCTCTTAAGCTGCGTAGAGTTGACTCCAGTTACGGTGCAACATTCTACCCATGGGTTAAGACGGTCGATGCGAATACCAGTCAGTTAGTCTGGATTCCACCAACAGTTGCCATGATGGGTGTTTTGGCATCCTCAGAGCGTACCTCCGAAATTTGGTTTGCTCCAGCCGGCTTTAACAGAGGTGGTTTGACAGACGGCGCTGCTGGAATTCCAATTACACAGGTTAGTGAACGCTTAAGCTCTAAGGATCGTGACACTCTTTATGAGGCTCGCATCAACCCAATCGCCTCGTTCCCATCTGAAGGAATTGTTGTCTTCGGACAGAAGACTTTGCAGGAGCGTCCATCAGCACTTGACAGAATTAATGTCAGAAGGCTTGTTATCTTCTTGAAGAAGCAGATTTCTATCCTCTCTACACAGGTTCTGTTTGAGCAAAATGTTGAAGCGACTTGGAACAATTTTAGAGCACTTATTAGACCGCTTCTTGCGAGTGTTCAGACAAGACTTGGTATCACAGATTACAAATTAATCTTGGACTCCACAACCACTACCCCAGATCTAATTGATCAAAATATTCTCTACGCTAAAATTATGGTTAAACCAGCAAGAGCCATTGAATATATCGCAATTGACTTTGTTATTGCATCAAGTGGGGCTTCTTTCGATGATTAAAAATAAAATCGTCAACTATATAATAACAGTACAGGAGATTATTTAACATGGCCACTTTTTGGACTACAGATTACAATGGCTCGGGGGTCACAAACCCTAAAAGAGCATTTAGGTTTAAGATAACTGTTGGCGCTTTCAGTGATACTGCGATTGGTTCGGATTTGGGCACAAACGTTGTTTTCTGGGCTAAGACTGCTGATAAGCCTACTTATACTCTAGGTGAGACAACTCATAATTATTTAAACCATACGTTTAAATTCCCCGGCAGAGTAACTTGGAATGATATCAGCATCACCATGGTTGATCCCGGCGGAGAGAAAGGTGTCGCTTTCGCATTAACGAAAATTCTGAATGAAAGTGGATATGTGGTGCCAACTGATGCTTCTCAATTCCAGACAATCTCTAAAACAAAAGCGGTTGGTGGATTGGGCGAGGTGCTTTGTCAGCAATTGGATGATGAAGGAAATGTTCAGGAATCTTGGACGTTAAACAACTCTTTCATTAGCGAAGTTAATTTTGGAACTCTAGATTATGGTTCAGAGGATTTGACCGAATATAGCATGACTATCAGATATGATTGGGCTACCTACAATGAAGGAATGGGCAGCGAAGTCAGCTATAAAGCCACAAGTTAATTTTTGAGAGGTGAGAATTGAGTAGAAAAAATAGTGACCGTATGGGCGGGCATAGACAATCGAATGCTATGCCACCATCGAGTCCAACGCAACAAGCAGGGGCATTTTCTTTTGTCGTGCCTACTGACTTTGTAGATTTACCATCAAAGGGCGCATATTATCCTGCAAATCACCCTTTGTATAATAAGGATGTGTTAGAAATAAAGCACATGACGGCAAAAGAAGAGGATATCTTAACTTCGAAGGTTCTTTTAAAGAAAGGTATTGCTATCGATAGGGTTATTGCAAATGTTATTGTCGATAAATCAATTGATCCTAATTCCCTTTTGGTTGGAGACAGAAATGCAATTGTTATTGCATTGCGAGCAGCCAGTTACGGTAGTCGATATGAAACAAAGGTTGTTTGTCCGGCATGCCAAACTAAAGTTGAATTTGCTTTTGATTTAGAAGAAAGCAATGTTTATAGTGGAGAGGATACATCAGCAATTGATATTGCCAGAAATGAAGATAGTACCTTTGATGTAGAACTTCCGGCGACAAAGATAATGGCAACGTTTAGGCTTCTAACCGGTCGTGACGAAAAAACTTATCTAAGCAATCTAGAGCAGGATAAGAAAAGTAAAGCCGGGGAAAAGGCAGTCACCCGCCAGCTAATGACCATGCTGGTTGCAGCCAACGGTGACGATAGAATTGAGACTAGAAGGTATGTTGCACAAAACCTTCCATCGAAGGATTCACGTCATTTAAGATTGGCATATAAACTTGTTAATCCAAATATCGACTTAACACAAGATTTTGAGTGCAGTTCTTGCGGCTTTGAGGAGCCAATGGAGGTTCCGCTTGGTGCGGACTTTTTTTGGCCTGACCGATGAGTATATGCAAAATGTTTATGAACAATTTTTCTTTTTGCAATATTCAGGCGGGTGGAGTCTAACGGAAGCGTATAATCTTCCTGTAGGTTTAAGAAAATGGTTTGTTGAGAGATTAGTGAAGCAACTTGAAGACGAAAAGAAGGCAATAGAAGAATCGTCGAAAGGCGGCAAGAAAAGCCAAACTTTAAACAAATTCAATCAACCGAAGATAGGGTAGTATAAGGCTGTTTATTCAGCCTTTTTTGTTTTGTCACTATTTAATGTGTAGAGGGTGCCTTTATGAACGGTGAAGAATTAGATCCAGCGCTGGTGGATGCCATTACGGCAGCTTTAAAAGCACAAAACAAGGAAAAAGAGAAATCCAATGTTCTTAATGCTGTAGCTGTTCAAAATGCAAAAGAAAATCTAGATCTTCAGCAGTCCCTCTTCGATGCTGCGGAGGCCCAGAACGACACTACCGAGAACACACTAAAGCTGAAAAAACAAGAACTTGAAGCCGCCGAAAAATATTATAATAAAGTTATAAAAGCCCAAAAAGACCTTAACAAGCTTGCCGACAACGCACCTGACGTTCTAAAAGGCATTTTTTCCGGAGATGCTTCTGGACAGGCATCAAAAGGTCTTAATTCTTTAGGAAGTGCAATAGAGAAGAAATTAACAAAGAATATGAAATCTGCATTTCAATCCGCAGACACTTTTGGCAAAGGATTAAAAGCCGCTGCCGGCCCTGCAGCAGCCCTAGCGATTGTACTGCTTGCCGCAGAAATGTTAAAGCTCGCTATACAAATAGGTAACGCCGAAAACGCCTTTATGAAAGTTACTGGCGCTAACCGGGAATTTGCGCGCAGTGTATCAAATTCGTATGGAGAAACTCGTAAATTTGGAGGGTCCGTTGACGATGTTAATAAATCAATGCAATCATTATATACCGGGTTCACTGATTTTACTTTTCAAGATGCTAAAACCAGAGAAAGCTTAACAAACACCGCAACAGTTTTAGAAAAATTAGGAGTTTCAAACCAAGATTTCGCGACCAGCATTCAAACTTTGACAAAAGCAATGGGAATGAGCGTCGATGCCGCTGGACAACAAATGCTGAATCTTGAAAAGTTTGCTGAAGAATTAGGAGTCGCCCCAAGTAAACTAGCATCCGATTTCGCAGG